ATGATGGATTAACCCTTGCCGTTTTTGCTGCGGAGTCTGGTCTATGGCCATCCTCAGTGCACGGAGCGCTCCGTCCCGTTCCAATGTCGTATTCAGATTATAGCCTACGATCCGTTTGGAATAGGCATCCGTTATCAAAGCCAGATATGCAAATCCTTCTTTCAAAGAAATGTACGTAATATCTCCGACCCATAAACGATGCGGCCGCTCGAGGTCGAAACCCCGGATCAGATTCGGATATTTACGCATCCAGTGCCGCGAGCAGGTCGTAACGCTGTATTTCTTCCGACGTTTGACCAGAAGATTGTTTTCCGAAAGCAGCGTAAATAACCGATCCCGACTGACCGGAAATCCGTCTTGTTGCAGCAAATGCCACAGTTTACGACCGCCGAGCCTGGGCATCAGTTTCCGGTAGTAACCCACCCGCTCCAAAAGAAGGGTGTCGGACAAAGATCCTTCCCTATTACGCCGTAAATGTTTATAATAGGCCTGACGGGTATAGCCGAACAACCCGCACAGAAACGATAGGCTCATTGCTGTGTGTCTTTCTTTGAGACGCTGGACTGTCCGGCTGCGGATTTTTTTAGCAGGTCGATACCGTATTCTTCTTGGAGGATATCTCCCATGATCTCATAGCCTTCCAGACGTAATAAAGCCTCTTCCAAGCGCCGCCGAAGGGCTTTGTTCTCGGATAATAATTCACTGGCTTCTTCACTCGTAACGCGGGACATGATCGGATAAGGATTAGGGGTACTCACAAAGCTACAACTATTTTTCGCTTTCCACCGCTGACCCATCTTATGAATCGTAGACATGGGAATACCATGTTCTTCGGAGAGTTGGCGAGCCGTCTTGACTCCGCTCAAATACTCCTGTAAAATCAGATGACGCAACTGACGCGGTAAATAATGACGTGATAAGTCTGAATTCGTTGTTTGCTGCATAAGATTTACTCTTTTCTGTAAACCTTTTTCAGGACGGGACACTCGGCAAAACCGACGAGGAAATAACGCTGACGCGCCTTGCCCTACTGAAAGACCTTGCCAACAAGCGCGCCGAACATTTCAAAGCGGCGCAGCAGCTCTATAAAAAGGACAGCGAGGAATACAAAGCATCACAAGACGCCAAGAAAAAAGCGGACGAAGACTACCGATCAGCGCTGAACGATACAGCGAACCACCTGCGCAGCCTCGCATCCGCCTATAACGACGCGGCGTTAAAAAAGAAACTGGGTGCGGTCAAATACGCGACGCAACAAGCCAACGAGGAATTCAAGAATCAGCGCAAACTACTCGTCGAATTGGTGTATGCAGGTAAGGTAGCCAGCAGCGAAGCGAAAGATATTCTTGCGAGCCTCGAAGCCGCACGCGACAAGACAATAAAGGAAGCCTACAAAGAAGCCGCAGAAAAGCAGAAACAGGCCCTTGCGACCGAACTTGCCGCCGTGCGCGCAGCGACCGACGCCAAAGTCGCCTTGATGAAAGAGGGCATCAGCAAGCAGTTGACGCAGGAAGAGGTCGCATACCGCCGTCGGGTCGCCGATCTGAAAAAACGCCTCGAAACCGAAAAGGGGTTGACGAAAAAGGCAAAGGCAGCAATTCAGCAGCAAATCGAGCTGGCCGAACAGCAGCACGTCTTGAACGTCGAGAAGATCAACCGCGCGGGCCTCGACAAGAAAATCCGGCAAGAGCAGCAGAATATCGCCCTGCGGCTGGCCGCCGTCAAACAAGGAACCGACGCTGAATATACGCTGAAAGTCGAACAGTTACGGAAACAGCAGGAAGCCGAACTTGCCAACATCGAACTGACCGAGCAGCAAAAGGTTCTCATCCGGGAGAAATACAACAAGCAACTGGACGACCTTTCGAACCAATGGATAAACGCCAACCTGCAAAAACAGAACGACGCTCTACGGCTCGAATGGGAGAACCGAATCAACGCCGCCGCCGTACAGGGGCAAAACACCCTGCAATTACAGTTGCAGATGCGGCAAGCGGAACTCGACGCCTTGCAACAGATGGAGGGCGAAAGCGACGCCGCATTCAAGGCCCGACAGCTCGCCGCGCAACAGGCATACGTCGACGCAAAACGAGCCGTCAACGACTACGAGATACAAATCGAACAAGCAAAGTTGGAAGCACTCGCCGCAGTTACGAACGGTTTGTCTGGTTTACTCGAAGAACTGGGTGAAGATAATAAGGCTTTTGCCGTTTTGAGCAAAACACTTGCATTGGCCGAGATCGCCATCAACACCGGAAAGGCTATCGCAGCGGGTACGGCGCAGGCTCAAAGCGTCCCATTCCCCGGCAACCTTATCGCAATCGCTACGACTGTTGCAACGATCATGGCGAATATCACGTCGGCGATTAAGACTGTCAAATCGGCAAAATTCTCGACTGGAGGTTATGTGTCCGGGCCGGGAACGTCGACAAGCGACAGTATACCCGCCATGCTGTCGGACGGCGAATCGGTAAACGCAGCCTTGCCGACGTCTATGTTTGCCCCGATCTACTCGGCGCTGAACCAGCTCGGAGGCGGTGCGCCGATAGTCGCCGCACAGTCGAGCAATCAGATAGCAGGCGAAGATATGCTTGCCCGCGCATTCGCAAAGGGAGTTTCGCAACTCGACATGCGCGTCGGAGTGGATGAAATAACCCGCGTATCTGACCGGGTGAAAGTAGTCGAATCATTAGGCGATTTGTAGTTATGAAAGTACACGAAATTTTGCAACAGAACACCGATCTGCTCCGGGCGCTCGCTCGCGCAGGCGCGGCTATCGAGGATGTCCGCTATATCCCCTTGTGGAACGACTACGAACGGCTTCGCCGTGACGGGTTCAAAGTAGCGTATATCGTCGCGTACCTGTGCGACACCTACGAGGTCAGCGAACGCACCGTCTATCGCATTATCCGACGATTCGGCCGCGACGTCAATACGAGCCGCTGACACGGCGTGTCAGTTGATTGTGCCTCAAAGCGTGTATTTATTACACGCTTTTTATTTAGCTTTGTTTCGTAAAATCAAATCTATGGCAACTCTCAAACTCTACAATCCGATTCTTTCCGAAGCGACAAAAGAATGCTACTGGTTCTGCGACGAGGCCGGAACGAGTTTCAAGGACGTGGACGAATTCATCAACGGCATCCCGGCAGGCGACGATAATATCGAATTACTATTGCACTGCGACGGCGGCGAGGTAAGCGAGGGCTGGGCCATCGTCGACAAGCTGCGGAGCACGGGCAAGAAGATAACCGCGACCATCGAGGGGAATTGCGCGTCGATGGCTACCGTCGTTTTGCTGGCCGCTTCCGAACGCCGAGCATACCCGCACGCCTCGTTGCTCATTCACAAGCCCTACTATCCCGAATACACGCTGGCCGACGCGTACCGTGCCGATGATCTCGAATCGCTGGCCGCCTCGTTACGGGACGACGAACAGAAAATGCTCGATTTCTACGTCGAGCGAACCGGAGCAGATCGCGCGGAACTCGAAGCGCTTATGAACGAAGACAAGTTTATCGGGATGGAGCGAGCAAAGGAACTCGGATTCATCCAGACGATCATTCCCGCAGCGTCGGCATCGGCAGGCGGCCCGAACAGCGCGAAATCGGCTGCGTGGAAGCAGCAAAATTCAATAACCAACAATCAAAATTCTATGGCAACAAAAACCACGAAAAGCGAAGACAAAAGCGTGCTTCGCAAAGCCCTCGCAGCGCTGGCCGTTGCGCTGGGACTGGAAGCCCCGCAGCCCGTCAATTACGAGCTGAACACCGAATCGGGCGACACGATCACGATTGACAAGCCGGACGGCGAAGATCCCGCCGTCGGCGACAGCGCATCGCCGGACGGAGAGCACAAGATGCCCGACGGCAAGACAATCGTCATCGAAGACGGTAAAATCACGGAAATCCGCGACGCCGAAGACGAGGGCGACGGAGGGGGCGATGGTGGCGACGGCAGCGGAAACGACCCCGATTCCGATGCGCTGGCGGCGGCTAACGCACGTATCGCCGAACTCGAAACCGAACTTGCGGACGCCCGCAAGAACGCAAAAACGACCGACGAGAAACGCATCTTGAATCTCGTCGCCATTGCGGGCGGCGAAGCATGGCTTGTCAAGGCCAAGTCCGACTACAAGCCCGCCGCACGTCAAACCACGACCACAGCCGCAGGAGAAGGCAAGAAGAACGCCGCGAAACCGCAGTCGCGCGTTCAGCAACGCATCGCCGAACTCGAAGCAGCACATCAGAAAACGGAGTAAATCACAAACAACACCAATCAATTATGGCAAGTACAGGACTTAATTTTTCGAATCTGACCCCCGATAACGGGGCGATTAAAGACCTCAAACGTCTGATCTTCCTTGCGGTCACCGACCCCGAATCGCTCGGAAAGATTTTCAATTTCCTGCCGAAACAGAAGCACGGCGAAAAGGTCGGTTTCATCGGCGAATTCGGCATGGTCGGCAAAGCCTCACAGGGCTGTAATCCGACGTTCGGAACCAGCGTCCTTGCGACGAGCGAAAAAGAGTGGGACATCCGCGAATGGGAGGTTGCCGAAAAAATCTGCTACAAGGATTTGGAGGGCACAGTCGCACAGGTCGCCATGCGTACCAAGACGAACATCGCCGACCTCACGGGTACGGAATATACCGACTATATCCTCGCGCCCCGGCTCGAACTCGCCATCCGCAAGATGCTGATGCGTTACGCATGGTTCGGCGACAAGGCAGCCGATACGGTCACAGACGGCGGCAACCTGCTCGATTCCATCGACCCGGCGTATTTTACCCTCGTCGACGGTTTCTGGAAGCGTCTGTTTACGCTGGCCGCCGCAACGCCCGACCGTCGCACCACATGCGCAGCCAACGCCGCCGCGACGTTCGCCGAGCAGAAAGCCGCCATGCGTCAGAATTATGCTGCCGTCGATTTCCTCGACGCACTTATCTCCGACGCCTCGACGGTTCTGCGGCAGGCCAACGGCCAGCTCATCTACATCACGCAAGCGCTGAAAGACGCGCTGGACGCTGACCTCAAACGAAACAACAAAGGTTCGGAATTGCAGTGGACGGCGCTGTTCGACGGCATCACGGAAACGAACTACAACGGTGTGCAAATGCTCGCCATCCCGTTCCTCGACGAGATCATCAAAGGCTGCGAAACCGTCAGCGGCGGCAAGGCGTGGAACAAGCCTTATCGCGCGCTCTACACGATCAAAGACGACCTGCTCGTCGGTATGGAGAGCGAAAGCGAAGTCGCCGACATTCAGGTATGGTTCAACAAG